GGGTGGATCACCCTACCGGCATGGATTCCGGAGGCTGAGACTTCAGGATGCGTTTCCACATCGTGGTTCTACCTTTAGTATAGGGATCTTTTCTATCGTTTAGTAAACGAGTAGAAGGATATCCCGGAATTTCTGTCCCATCCCGAAGGATGGACTGAAGTTCCAGTAAGGACGATTCTGGTCGAATCGTGGTGTTGGTGTCCTCTTTCAAAAGAGACCACCACCAGTAACGTGTTCTATCATCTAGGTCAAGCTTAGATATTAGACGGTTCCTGGTCACCCTAGAGTTTGAAGCTTTGGAACGCTCATCTCTAGCCGACTTCTCTCTCTCGACCGCGTCCACTACCCATTGGGGTAGACGTGTATCAAGAGGGACACCCAAAGGGTTTCTTCCCAAACCGTAAGGCTCAGGAAGAGAGAGAACCCAAGTGATTAGCTTGTGGTCTTTCATCCCTTTGGTAAGGCCTGGATACCACCAGGCTGCGGCATCTAACAGATTCTCACGAGTAAACTCATTCCACTTAGGAAGCCACCATGACTTCTTACGTGTATAGTTTACACCAGTAAACTGGGCAAAGTGAGAGGAAGCAAAGCTTTTACTCTCACTAATGGGAATCTGCCACTCACTCAACACCTTTCGGTATTTTGAGTGGAGGTCTTCATTGAAGATGACAACGTCATCTCCACAGACATAGAATTGCCTGTCCCATTGCTGATTGTTCAGCAAATAGAGAAGGATCCCATGTGAGATAGTGAATAGTGGGAAAGAAGGGCCAAGGCCTAAGGCCTGTCCTTTTGACCACTTCATTGACCTCCCCCGAAGGGGAGGTCGCCACTGACCTGTCTCACATATGTCAATCATAAGTGCCCGTATTTTCCTTGTATAGCCCTTCCTATGGGTGACTGCTCTAAGAACAGTCTCCTGGAAGGACCATGGAAAATGATCAGTTGCAGCGGAAAGGTCAACAGAATAAACTGTTTTACCTCTCCTCAACTGAGTCTGGATTGCTGGGTCAGCCTTACGCTGATCGAGGGTACAATCCCATGGTATATGTTTTAACAGATGTATTAGAGCTTCTTTGAGAGGCTCCAACGCACGCTGTAGCACCACATTAGGTGCCGCAAAATACCGTGTTTTAAGACCGGGTTCTAAAGTGACGTTGATCTCTCCAACACAATGATGGGGATTCATCAATCCCATCTGTTGGTAGTACTCATACTCCTCGAGAGTAGGGTTACTGAGATCAGGCCCCTTCCATGATGATCCAATTGCTTGGTTGATTACCGTGTAATTGCGATGATACATGTCTCCATCCATCAAGAGTTCAAGATCTCTTGGGATTTGTTGGACGTGTGCGCGTTTACCAGGCAATACCTGTAGGAGAGGAACTGGTTTCCGAGTCTTAACCCTCGGGATCCTCATTCTTCCCACAGCCCCAAACACTTTCCGAGAAAGATGTTTGGTGCAAACAGGATCAGAAGTGACACTCTTGCGAATGTCATTCTCTTGATCAATGGTGATTGCTTTCTTGCGTATTGAAGTTCTCCACTGGAGAAGATTCAAACAATGCTTCAGTGAATCATCCGAAGTCATTGCAATCCGAAAGAGTGTTCCAAATACTCCACTAAGATTGCCGCAAGGCGTGGTTTTAAACCACGCAGGTTTTGAGGTAAGGACTTTACCAGAAGCCCAGGATTGCATCAAACAATCTCTGAAGGACTTCAACCTACTGTTGGTCCACTCCGCCCCGGAGTGTTCCAGCCAACGTTCACACGTGGCTACAAAGACAGATTTAATCTTTGTCGGTAGAGGTATCGTCTCTAACCTTCGGTTCCGCTGCCAGGTTGGAATCTGGATGTAATCCAGTTCTGTACTCATAAGGAATCTCCTTTATGATGGACAGACCAACTCGGTTGTTGGAGTCGAAGACTCGAGGATGGGATAGTTGTCCAAACTATCCACCGATATCATCCTCAGGTGTTCTGATCCCTGTTACACAGTAACAGCACTGAAGCATATAGCTCCAGGAAGGATTAGATCAAGGAGGGCTAATGTTCCTATTAGGGAACGCCCAGTCACCTTACCCACGCCGCTCGAGAGGAGCCCATTGAGGAGCCCTGACGGTTACGCGGCAACCGCCGTAGAGACCCAAG